TTGTTGTGGCTTCTTCAAAAAAAATATTGGATGTTGTATTAACGGTTTTGCAGTTTGGGCAAGGAAACATCTTATTACTTTCAACTAGGGGTTATATCTGATAGAGTTAATTTGCCCCAATATGGGGAAGCATTAATTTACGATGCTTTTTTTTGAAACACAAATGAGAAAATTTGATAACGGTCAATGTCAAAAAAATTCACAGAAGCATTAAAAAAAATAATCAAGTCAGAATTTATTGAGGGCTTCATAGATGATAATGGTGTTAGGGTTTACGCGTCTATTGAGGCGTTAGCCAAGCAGCAGGGCAACGATTTACAGATATTCAAATCCACAAAAAGAAGATTGGCAGAAATTAAAAAATAATTTTCAGACGCAGATGGATAGAGAAATTGAAGAAAATCGTCTGCGTGATTTAGCTGAGAACGCCAAGACGCTAGATAAAAACTCACTGAATATTGCACAAGCATTGTTGCAAAGGGTGGGGCGAAAGATTGCTAAATCCATAGAAGATGAAAGAGAGAACCCTGAACACGGCGGGATTAGTGCAAGTGAATTAAGAGAATTGTCACAGGTGGCGGCTAACGCACAAAAGATAGGAAAATTAGCTTTAGGCGAAGCGCAAGAAATATCAAAGGTATCAGCGGATGTTGGAGAGCCAGATTCATACAGAAACCTCATCAAGCACTTGGAAGGACTTGCCAACGAAAAGGCATCACTTGGCAAGCACACTATTCAGTGATTGGAGTGATCAGGCTAGATATGAACAACTCCCATTAGAGGGGGATTGGAATATTTGGTTAATATTGGCTGGACGCGGTTGGGGAAAAACTAGAACAGGCGCAATGGATGCGGTGTTATTTGCACTGAATAATCCGCAAGTACAGGTGGCGGTCGTTACGCCTACATTTGGCGATCTACGCAGAGTCGCGTTTGGTGGAATATCTGGCATTTTGCCAAACATCCCAAAAGAGCTTTTATTAGAAGGCAGGGGGCAGGGCTATAACGCTGCCAATCAAGAAATAAGATTGTACAACGGTTCAAAAATAATGGGGTTCAGTGCCACAGAGCCAGACCGTTTGCGTGGTCCACAATTTCACAGAGCGTGGTGTGATGAGTTAGCGGCATGGTTTTACCCAGAGACATTTGACCAGTTGATGTTTGGTTTGAGGTTGGGGAGTAATCCCAGATGCGTAATAACAACAACACCAAAACCAACTCCTTTAATCAAAAGATTGTTAAAGCGTGATAAAATTCTCATTACTAGGGGAAGCACGTTTGACAACGCAGATAACTTGGCTCCTTCAGCCCTTGAGCAATTAAAAGAAAAATACGGTGACACAAGGCTAGGCCGTCAAGAACTGTATGCTGAAATCCTTGATGATACTGAAGGGGCGTTATGGAACTATGCAATGATAGATGAAACAAGAGTGTCTAAAGACGCAGTGCCAGAATTAAACAGAATTATTGTCGCGATTGACCCCGCCGTGACAAATAATGAGGGATCAGATGAAACAGGCATTGTGATAGTCGGTCAGGCGGATAACGGAAGGTACTATGTCTTAGACGATGTTTCTGGTAAGATGACCCCTGATGGCTGGGGTCGATTAGCGGTTGATATGTATTACAAGTATCAAGCTGATAGGATTGTGGCGGAAGTGAATAATGGTGGCGATTTAGTGGAACGTCTGATAAGAACAATAGACAGTGAAGCATCTTATACACCAGTAAATGCTTCCAGAGGTAAAATGGTAAGGGCAGAGCCTATTGCCGCATTATATGAGCAAAAAAAGGTTTCTCATGTCGGGATGTTCCCTGAGTTAGAGGAACAGCTTTGTTCATTTACGGTCGGCAGTAGGAAATCACCCGATAGACTTGATGCCTTAGTCTGGGCGTTGACAGAACTAAGCCAATCCAGTGGGACGGCTACTTGGAGAATTTCATAATGGCTGGCATCAAAGACTTTTTCAAATTTCTACAACGTGACCCAATAGAGATAAAGGAAGCCCCGCAAGTGGTGTTAAGCGTTAACAACGCCCACCATTATCGCAAAGACAACTATGAGGCTTACGCTGATGAAGGCTACAGGCAAAACGCTATAGTGTATCGTTGTGTCAATGAAATAGCCAACGGCGCGGCCTGTATCCCATTCAAATTATTTCAAGGTGATGATGAACTAGACGAGCATCCATTGCTTTCATTGTTGAAAAGACCAAACCCATCCCAAGCTGGGGTTGAGTATTTCCAAGCCGTCTATTCCTATTTGCTGTTATCTGGAAACAATTATGCCATTCGATCTGATGTAGGTGGTGAGGTGCGCGAGCTTTACCTTTTGCGTCCAGATCGTGTGAGAGTTAAGCCATCCAAAACATCCACCCCAGAAGCGTATGAGTATGTCATTGGCGGCAAGGTAGTCAAAACATATGACGCAGACCCAATCACAGGGGAATCTGAAGTTAAGCACATGAAGCTGTATAATCCGCTTGATGATTACTATGGGCTATCGCCATTAATGGCGGCGGCTGTGGACATTGATAATCACAATTCTATTAACAAGCACAATATCAGCTTGCTCAACAACGGCGCAAGGCCAAGCGGTGCTATCGTGTTCAAGCCACAGAGCGACAGGGGCTTGCCAATACAGTTATCAGATGGTCAACGCCAGCAACTAAGGGATGATTTGAATGTCAAATATACTGGCGCGGCTAATGCGGGGAAGCCGTTATTGTTGGAAGGGGATTTTGATTGGCGTGAAATGGGTCTTTCGCCTAAAGACATGGATTTTCTGCAACAGAGAAACATGGCGGCAAAGGATATCGCTCTTTGTTTTGGAGTGCCAAGTCAACTTATTGGCATACCAGACGCGCAGACGTATGCGAATGTCCAAGAAGCAAGGCTGGCTCTTTACGAAGAAACGATAATGCCGCTTGCAAGAAGGGTGCAGTCTGATTTGAATGAATGGCTGGCTCCTGTCTATGGTGAGGAAATACGCATTGAATATGATTTTGAAGCAGTGCCAGCAATGGTTGAGAGAAGGCGGCGGGTGTATGAAAACGTCACTCAAGCAGTAAGGGAAGGCATTATTTCAAGGAATGAAGCAAGGGAGAGATTAGGCTTAGAGCCGATCCAAGGGGGTGATGATGTCTATATCGCGGCTAATCTTTTTCCTCTGGGAAACACAGAAACCGAACCACCCCAAGGACAGGAGGCCGAGCAAGATGCTGAAAAGGCTTACGGAATTATTGAAGAAGGCAAATCGCAAGTTGCGAAAGATGTATTTACAACTGAAAGTGAGGCTGAAGCTAGAGCCGAAGAAATAGGTTGCACAGGCATACACAGCCACGACACGGACAATGGAACGGTGTATATGCCTTGCGCTAGTCATGCTGATTACACACGCTTAACAGGCGATGATTTGACTACGCCCAAACAAGCAGACCCCCGATTTGGTGAGGGCAGGGATGTGTTTGATACACAGCCAGAGGCAGAGGCAAGAGCTAAAAAGCTAGGTTGTGAGGGAACGCACACGGTAAAGAGTCCAGATGGAACATATTATCTGCCATGCAAGAGCCACGCAATATATCTAAGGGTTACAGGGCAAGATAAAAATGAGGAGTTGGATGACGATGCAAAGGCAGAGAGTGATGTTGACACAACGCCTACTGACGCAATGGCGAAGGAGGCTGAACGTGGTCTTGCCATGCGTAAAGAGTTCAACCGTGGCGGAACAGAAGTCGGTGTCGCAAGAGCAGTCCAGCTTGTCTCCAAAGAAAGGCTATCACCCCGAACAGTAAGGCGGATGCACAGCTTCTTTAGCCGCCACGAAGTAGATAAAAGGGCAGAGGGCTTTAGGCAGGGCGAAGAAGGCTACCCAAGCGCAGGGAAGATTGCGTGGCTATTATGGGGTGGTGATGCAGGGCAATCGTGGGCAAGGCGCACAGCCGCAAAGCTGGATAAAGAACGTGATGAAAAAGCTGAGATAGAAGAGGTCATGTTGCCGTGTTGTGATGATTGTGATTCATTGCCATTCGGGGATGAGAAGCAAGAAGTCAGTGGCAAAGTAAAAGATGCATTAGCAGAAAAAGTAAAAGAGCATAACGATAAGCATGGTGACAAAAAAGGTAAGCGTGTCACATTGCGGATGCTTTCGGCTGTATTTCGCAGAGGGGTTGGGGCATACAGAACAAACCCAGCATCAGTGCGTAGAAATGTAAGCGGTCCAGACCAATGGGCGTATGCAAGGGTCAATGCGTTTCTTTTTGCTGTAAGGCGCGGAAGGTTTAGAAGCGGTAAATTTGATTTAGACTTGTTGCCAACAGGCCATCCAATGAAAAAGAAAAAATGAAGCTACAGCGCAAGCAACGTAACAGGGTTTCTATTCGCAGGGAGTACATAGAGCAAAACAGGTTGCGTATCTCTTATGAGCGGCGTTTGCGGCTACAGCTTTTGACGTTGTTTGCAGAGGTGGGGCAGAAGGGTCAACAGGAATACCAACAGGCGGGTAGGTTAATAAATACTGGTGTCAAGCTATCTAATGATCTCAGGGAAATATTAGATAACCACTACAGGTCAGTCATTGATGAGTTTGGCTTGCGTATTTTGCGTAATCAAAAACAAGAAAGCCAGTTTGATACCATCATTAAAGAATTTATCAGATTGTACGGTGCAATCAGAGTTACGCAAATATCAAACACCACCATGCGTCAGATTAACAGAATAATCAAAGCAGGGGAATTAGATGGGCTTGGGGTCTCTGTCATTGCAAAAAATATCTTTGAGTCAATGCGCGGGTCATTCAGTAAGTTTAGGTCAGCCACAATAGCAAGGACTGAAACGCACACAGCCGCCAGTTATGCTAATCACGCAATCAACCAAAGTCTAAATATCCCAAAGCAAATGAAGCGATGGGTTGCGGTAGCGGATGATCGGTCAAGGCCGTGGCATCAGGCCATGAATGGCAAAGAAGTTCCCTTGGATGAAGATTTTATTGTTAGGGGAATGCCTATGTCATACACAGGCGACCCCAAGGGCGGAGCCGCCAATGTGATTAACTGTCGTTGCGTGACGGTATACTTTTCACCAGAGGATGAATTGGAAGATTAGTGCCTCTCATGGTCTTGGTCAGAATATTTTGATGGGGTCAGCTTTCCCTTATCTCCGAAAACCACAGTATCATTGACCCAATCAATATCACCATGACTTCTCCAATCATGCCAACGGTGTGTGAAATCAGGAACCCCCCAAACCAGTGTGGCTTGCAGGGTCTGTTTATCAGTTACCCCTATGAAGTGCGTGGTCATTGTTTTGCTCTCCGTGGTTAATACATCTTTTTGCCAACGCTGTTTCTGCTAGGGGAAAGGTAAACATCATACTTGGTAGGAGCTTGCTTGCGTAATTTACGCATATCCCTTGCAGAGCCTTCTGCTTCAATTATTTTGGTATCTTTATTTACCAATTTATAAGCAGTGCTTTTAGGAAAATAATTCATCGTGGTGGCCTCCGTGGTTAGTGGGGGCTTTCGCCCCCTTTGTTATGCGTTCCCGCTTAATACTCTAATTGCCATAATCTCTCTTGCGGCATCTAATCTCTTTTGTAGGTTTTTAATTACCTTTGCGGAGGTTCCAGCAGGGTGTGGGTTATCAATCTCTTGTTGTATCCATGTTGGGTAAACCCGCAACACTCGCTCTAAAGATTCTTGGCTGTTAATCATAATTTCTTTGTGGCGTTTCATGCTAATCATTTTAATCTCCGTGGTTTGTGGTAAACAGGGTTTTGGCAGTTTGGGCTTTGAACATCCTCTTGGGGCTTACCTGTGTTGGAATCAAAAGTTCCGCTATCAGTGCTTACGTTCGGTTTGCTCGGTCCTTGTTGTCATAACCTCTGCCCTGTTTACCCTCTTAATATAGGGGCATTGTTTACTGTTGTCAACACATAAAATGAAAATAATTGAAAAAAAGTGAAAAAAGCAGTAAATGTTGTCTATTGTCTTACTTGAGTGTATGATGTACAAAAATAGGAGCGATGAATGCCAATACCAAAGCCGACTAGCGGTGAGGCAGAATCGGATTTTATGGCAAGATGCGTGGATGATAGCACGATGCTTGCTGAATACTCACAGCGTGACCAGCGGGTTGCAGTCTGTCTGAGCAGTTACCGTGATGGTAAAAAGGAGACTGTGATGGATGATGCCCCAGCATTTGAAGAATGTGATGAGGTCAAATTTCTTGAAACTGGATACATTGATTGCGAGGCTGACCTAGAGTTAAAAGCCTATGAAGATGATGACGATGACAAAGACAAAGGTATGTTTGAAGGTTATGCGTCTGTATTCGGTAACAAAGATTTAGGAAATGATGTTGTCGTCAATGGGGCGTTTCGTAAATCACTAAGAGCCAAGGGTGCGCGGAAAATCAAAATGCTTTTCCAGCATGACACCAAAGAGCCAATCGGCGTTTACACACAAATCAAAGAAGATGGCAACGGCTTATATGTCAAAGGCCAGCTTGCAATGAACACCCAAAAGGGCAAAGAGGTCTATGAGCTTATGAAAATGGGCGCGATAGATGGTTTGTCTGTGGGTTACAGGGTTGATGCCAAAGGGTACAGCTATGATGAGCGTGGCAAGAAGCGTATGCTCAGAGAGGTTGACCTTATGGAAATCAGTGCAGTTACCTTTCCAATGAATCCAAAAGCTCGCGTAAGCGCAGTCAAGGCAGAGGATAGGTCGGTTCGGGATTGGGAGACTTTCCTTCGGGATGAAGGCGGGTTATCTCGTTCAGAATCAAAAGTGGCGGCAAATGCCGTTTCAAACGCTTTAGACCAGCGAGAGGTTGGCGATGAGCAAAAAGGGGTAGTGGATTCCATTGCCAATTTAACCAACATCCTAAAATCGTAAAGGGGCATGACATGAGTGATGATGTCAAAACCGCAGTCGATTCAATGGCTCAAGCCTTTGAGGAGTTCAAGGCTACCAATGATGAACGTCTTGCGGAAATCGAGAAGAAGGGTTCGTCCGACCCGCTGGTTGAAGAAAAGCTGAAAAATATTGAGGCTGACCTAGACCGCTTTGAGGACATAAACCAGAAGCTGACTTTGGCTCAAGAGGAGCAAAAGGGGTTTGGTGAAAAGCTGGATAACATGGAAGCAATGCTGAAGCGGCCTGAGACTGGTCTGGAAGCAAAAGAAGTTGACTTCTCTGTTAAGGCTTTTGACAAGTGGTTGCGTAAAGGCGAGAAAGATATGCAGCCTGATGAGATAAAAGCTCTCACTGTCAATAATGACACTGGTGCTGGTTTCTTGGCTCCGCCAGAGTATGTGGCTGAGTTAATCAAGACTCTCACAGAAATCTCACCAATGCGTACAATCGCAAGGGTTCGGCAGACTAGCCAAAAGTCAATTCAGATGCCAAGCCGCACTGCAACATTTAGTGCAGCATGGGTAGCTGAAGTCGGAACCAAGTCTGAGACAACTGGTTACACAACTCAGTTAGAGGAAATCCCGACACATGAGCTTTATGCTATGGTTGATATTTCTAATCAGATGCTTGAGGATTCTGCTTTCAATATGGAAGCGGAAATGCAAGAGGAGTTCGCAACACAGCTTGCAAAGGCAGAAGGCACAGCTTTCGTCTCTGGGAGTTCAGTGGGTCAGCCAGAAGGTTTGCTGACAAACGGAAGTGTTGGGGAGACTATATCTGGTCACGCAACTACATTGCAAGCAGACGGATTGATTGATCTTGTCCATGCGGTTAAGACACCATATGGCACAGGCGCAACATTCGTTTTCAACCGTACAACCTTGGCGGCAGTCCGCAAGCTCAAGGATAGTGCGGGTCAGTATGTGTTCCAAGCTGGTATGATGCTCACCGCTGGTGTTCCAAATACCATTTTGGGTCATCCATACGTTGAAATGCCAGATATGCCTGATGTTGCGGCTGGTGCATATCCAGTAGTGTTTGGTGATTTCTCGCGCGGTTACATGGTTGTAGATAGGGTAAACCTCTCAATCTTGCGTGATCCTTTCACACAGGCATCTACAGGCAGTGTTCGTTACTATGCTCGTTCAAGAGTGGGTGGTCAGGTTATCTTGGCTGAAGCTCTACGCAAGCAAAAAATCTCAGCATAAGGGAGAGTTGATATGAAAGACCTTTCAAACTCAATTAGCCCAGCCGTATCTATCATCTCGGCTGTCCGTACTGCGGCAGTTAATGGTGGTGGTGTTGATCTACAAGGCTATGAATCAGCAACCGTTCTTGTAGATGTTGGCGCAGAGGGTGATACGCTCTCAAGTTCAGTTTATTTTGAAGTTTCATTAGAGGAATCTGATGATAACTCAACATTTACTGATGTCGAACAGGCTGGCATCGTTGATGGAACTATCGCCGCTGGCGGTATCTTCTTGAAGATAGACGGAACTGCGGGTGGTAACCCAGATACTACTGGGGCTATCTTCCGTGTTGGCTATGTCGGCGGTAAGCGTTATATCCGTGTTGTTCTTGCTAAAACAGGCACACACTCAAACGGAACGCCTGTCGGGGCAATGGTTGTTAGAGGCAATGCTCGTCATACTGGCGATAATGCCTTCACACCACATAACGCCTAAAAATATGGGGGCAAGGTCTAGGTATCAACTAACCTTGCTCCCTAACTTCTGGAGGGCTAGATGGCTGTAAAAATGATTAGACAGGCGGTTGGAGTGGCAAATCGTCTTGGGTCGCAAACCAGAACATATGAAGCTGGCGAAGAATTGCCAGATAATGAAGATTGGGAAAAGGCTCGTAATATAAGTTTTATTGACCTTGGGCTGGCTTTAGAAACAAAGGTGGTAAAACCTACCGAAGCAAAGGCAACCGCCCCTGAGAGGGCTAGAAACGCTGACGGAACGCTAATAGGGGATGACCCCAGCACCCCAGATGTCAATGAGGCATGGGAAGGTGGCGCGGCTCCAAAGAAAAAGGCAAAATCTAACAGCTAGGCATTGGGGGCAATATGAGCCGTGGCATAACCAGTGCGTTAAACACTAAATTCACATCAAACAGTTTTAGGCCGTTTTGTGCCGTTGACCTTGATTTCTCAGGCGGCAATGTCACGGTTTGGACAGGCTTGGGAAGCATAACCTTTGCAAGCACAACATTTGTTGGCACAGGAGAGGTGTTAGGCATATCGCCAGTAACAGAGAACGGCGCAGTCCAAGCCAATGGTATAAACGTATCATTTAACGGTTTGGATTCTTCTTTGGTTTCAACGGCACTCACAGAAAATTACCAAGGCAGAAGCGCAATCATTTATGTCGGCGTTTTAGATGACGATTACACAGTGGTCGCTGATCCGTACCAGTTGTTCAAAGGCCGTATGGACACGATGTCAATTTCAGATGATGGTGAAAACGCAACCATTCAAATAAGCTGTGAATCAAGGCTTATTGAATTAAACAGGCCAAAGGTCAGACGTTATACTATGGTTGACCAGCAAGCAGAGTTTTCTGGTGACAAAGGGCTGAATTTTATTTCAAGTTTGCAAGACAAATCAATCAGATGGAGCGCATAGCACATGGGCTTCTTTAAGTCATTTTTCAAAGCACTAACGAATATTGGTACAATAATTGCGGCGGTCGCAACGGTAGTGATACTTGGTCCTATAGCTGGCATGGGATACTTGTCAAGTATTGCAATTTACGCCGCCGCTAATGCCGCGCTATCAGCTTTGTCACCAAAGCCATCAATGCCAGATATGTCTGGATATGGCGCGTTTGTCAGTGAGGCAAGCAACAGAACCCAGATGATAAAACAGCCAGCGCAACCGCGCAGGGTTGTCTATGGGCAAATCAGGGTATCAGGGGTTTTATCATACATTAGCACAACCAACTCAGATAAAACGCTACACATGGTCATATCAATGGCTACGCATGAGGTGGAAAGTTTTGAGCAATTCCAAATAGATGGCACTG